GTGCATTACCCGTTACTTACTATGGCTCAGTAAACAAGTACGAGCGCTTTGCAGAAGCGTTTACCGCCTGGGCACTGGCACGTAAAGAGCTAGCTAAGTGGCAACCAGACCTAGTAAGCTGGATAGACGAGCTTGTAAATACGGCCACTAAATCACAGGAAAAAAGACGATGAAACTATTAAACCAAGCGCAGCAGCTGCTACAGCAAACCCCTTACACCCTACAAACGTGCCGCGAGTTTGCACAGCTTGAGCAACAAGCAAAGGGGGGCGAGGCCGAGCAAATAGCCGACTTACTCCCCGCGCTTATTGCTGGGCTTGACCAACAAACCCACATGCAAGCCTTTGACGAAGGGCTAGTGTAATGGCAGGCGCTCGCATTGATATAAGCACAGAGGGTGCAACGGCTGTTAGTGATGTATTGACCCAGCTGGTAAAAAACCTAGATAACCTAGCGCCTGCATTAGGCAACGTGGGCGAGCACTTAATGTTGACTCATCGCGATCACTTTGACGAGCAGCGCAGCCCAGACGGTACACCATGGCAAGCACTTAGCCCCGACTACGCGAAAAGCAAAAAAAAGAACAAAGATAAAATACTCAGGCTAAACGACATACTGCGCGACACACTCGCTTATAACATCGGCGGTGAATCACTAGAGTTTGGTACAAACATGGAATACGGCGCTATTCATCAATTTGGTGGCACCAGCGATATGCCACCCCGTTTAGCGGCCATACCAGCAAGGCCATTTTTGGGATTATCACAGGATGACGAAAAAGAAGTGATTGAGATACTCAGCGAGTTCTTAATTAATTAAATCATAAACGCCTGTAAGCCATTTTAAGCGCATATAAAAGCGAACTTGCAATCTCACAGGCAAAATTAAATACACAGCCTTACATTTAATTTTAAACAGTGTTTAAACAGGGTTGTACGTTAACAGGAGGGCAGCCAATGCGCCCAGCACTTACCAATGCACTCACCAACGCCATAAGAAGTGCATTAAGTTATACAGCAAACGAGGCAGCCGATGCTGAGCAATGGGTAGCGCAGTTAGATGGGGCTTTGCAATTTTGGCAGTTAAGTAAGTTAGTTGAGCTGCCTGAAAATAGTAGTTTTAAGCTAACTTTTTATGTGCAAGGTATCGAAGATGCTTACGAAGGCTTGATAGAAAACTCAACAACAAGCCACGTATGGATAAGGCTTTTACCGAGTTCACAATCATCAAATCTGCAAGGTTACGATGGAAGTCTATTTTTTGGTGGAGTACTTCAATCTGAGTTGCTTATAAGGGACGGCTTGTTTCATAAAATTAGTTTCATTCGTGAAATAGACAAGCTTTCTATTCAGATAGATGACAGAGCGCCTGAAATAGCAAGATCGTCAGGTGCTGGTGCTGCATGGGCTTTTAATAGGATTGCAAAGTTTAGCTCTACGTATTTTCACGGTGCAATACATAGCTTTGAAGTAGAGCTAGAAAGTGAAGTTATAGTATCTATCTCGTTAACTAATAAATCACAAGGCGCAACTCAGCTCGCAAATGTAGGCAACATCAACGCATTTATGCCAAATTACACAGAAGCAGTTTGGAGAAAGCCATGAGCAAGTTATACCAACTTTACGCATTTGTAACTGCAATGGGCTGGGCTGAGTCATTAAGCGAGCGCTGGCCAGATGCCCCGCTTGTAGGCGGCTACCGCGTTTTAGTATTTACAAACGCTGATTACCCAGCACTTAAGCAGCAATACAGTGAATTTGAAGCCAAAGAGCTAACGGTAGAGCAAACAATAAGCGCCATAAACGCTAATAAGCTAGGTCCGTTCGTTTGCTCGCTTGAGCAGCTAAAACAAATTATGAACCACTTTGCACCACCCGAACAACCAAACCAGGAGTAACAACCATGCTATTTAGCCATGTATTTGCAGTAACTGCTGCACCCACTGTAATTAACCAAAACGATCTAGGCGCACAAACCTGCGATAACTACTCAATTATTGTTGCAGGCCCAGCGGCCAGCGTTAAATACAAAATTAAAGGGGCAACCAATCAAATAGATTTAGGCGAGTTAACCGGCCAAAATAAACTAGAGGTTGGCGATATAACCGAGTTTGAGTTAATATCAGCATCCGCCGCAGAGGTAATTATACAAGGGTTTTAACCTGCCTTAACCCCACTGTAAATTCCCGAAACACCGCACGGCCAACCAATTCAATTCTAAATCCATACTGAGCACAGATTATTCAAACTGTGCTCAGCCATGAAAAAACCATTTACTAAAAAAAGCGTACTTGAAACCGCCTCACTTACATCGGCGCTTGCTGTTTTATCAGCAAACCAGCCGGCTGATTTAGGCTTTGCTGCGTGCCGCTTTGCCAGCGACATTAACGAGCAAGGCATAAGCGAGCGCGTAATGGTAATGCCAGATGGCTATTTTAAATCGCACGATGGCCGCCCATTCGACGTACCTGCTAATGCCTGGTTACTAGACCAAGCCGCATTTGAGCTACTTAAAAGCACAGCCAGCACCCGCACTAACGACTACCACTTTGACTACGAGCACCAAACCCTACACGCCGAAGAAAACGGCAAGCCAGCCCCAGCTAGCGGTTGGTTTAACCCAAGCGATTTAGAGTACGTACCAGGTGAGGGGCTTTATGCCCTTAATGTACGCTGGACACCCAGCGCCCGCGCACACCTAAAAAACGACGAATACCGCTTTATTAGCCCTGTTTTTCATTACGACAAACAAACAGGCCGCCCAACCAAATTACGCCACTTTGCCCTTACCAACGACCCAGCGGTAGACGGTATGGACAAAGTAGCGGTTTTAAAGACTTCTAAAACCCATGTTAACAATGGAGATACACCCATGAATGCAGCTCAAAAATTGCTGAGCTTGCTAGGTATAACTGTGGATGGTGACAAAATCACAGACGCAGACTACACCCAAGCAACAACAGCACTCACTGCTTTAAAGGCCAAGGCCGACGAAGCCGACACGCTTACTATCGAGCTAAGTAACGCCAACGATGCCGTTGCCGCACTAAAAGCAAATAGCCCTAATGAGGTTAATTTAGCGAAGTACGTGCCGGTTGAAACCTATAACGCATTGCACACTGAAATGGTTGCCCTTAAAAGCACCAGCGATACCCAAACGGTTGAGCAGGAAATTAGCAAGGCTAAACAAGATGGCCGCATTATCGCCAGCGAAGTTGAATACTTAACCAGCTTAGGTAATCAGCAAGGCGTTGTTGCGTTAAAAGCGGTGTTAGATGCCCGTTCACCTATTGCAAGCTTAACGGCTCAGCAAACCACCCACGCACCTAAGCCAGAGCAAGACAAAGACGGCTTAGCAGCACTCACAGCAGAAGACAAGTATGCAGCAGACCAGCTAGGTCTTAGCCATGCTGCTTATGCCAAAGCTAAACAGGAGCAAAACTAATGGCTTTAGTGACCCCAGCACTTTTAACCGCGTTGTTTACTGGTTTTAAAACCGAGTTTGAACAAGGTAAATCAGAAGCAGAGCCGCAATTTAATAAAATTGCCAGTGTAATTAAATCAACATCGGCCAGTAATACCTATGGCTGGTTGGGTAAGTTCCCAAGCCTGGCTAAATGGATTGGCGATCGAAATATTCAAAGTATGAAATCGCAGGCGTACACCATTACCAACGACGATTACGAGTCAACGGTAGGCGTAGACCGCAACGACATTGAAGACGACAACCTAGGCGTGTACTCACCTATTTTTAAAGAAATGGGTAACGCCGCAGCCATCCACCCAGACGAAATGATTTTCCCATTGCTGGCAGCTGGTTTTACAACCCTGTGCTACGACGGGCAAAACTATTTTGATGTTGATCATCCGGTTTACCCGAAAGCCGACGGCACAGGTGTAGCGGTGTCTACTGCTAATATGGCCGAAGATGTAGCCTACGAGGGCGAAGCCTGGTACGTACTCGACACCTCAAAAGCGCTTAAGCCGCTTATTTTTCAAGAGCGTAAAAAGCCTAACTTACTTGCTATGACAAAAATGGACGACGAAGCCGTATTCACTCGCAAAGAATACCGTTACGGCGTTGATTGCCGTGATGCAGCAGGCTTTGGTTTTTGGCAGTTGGCCTTTGCTAACAAACGTGCATTAACGCCAGATAACTTATGGGACAGCATCGAAAAAATGCGTGGTTTTAAAGCCGATGGTGGCCGCAAGTTAGGCATTAAGCCAACGTTGTTAGTTGTACCTGCCAGCATGGAAAAGCTAGCAACCCGCATGCTAGAGCGTGAGCTTGACGCAAACAGTTCAAACGAGCTGAAAGGCCGTGTAGAGCTGCTAGTAGCTGATTACCTTTAACCCTTTAAGTTAACCCCTATTAAGCATGGGGGGCACTTAGCCCCATGCTTTAAACCAGGAGTAATAATGAAATGGCGAATATTATTAAGCCCAGCGCTATCGCGTCTGTCATTGTCAATTGCACGCAGCCTACAGGCTACCGCCGC